CCAGTGAGGCTGTTTCATCACTAACAGAGCCAGCTTCTTTAGCTTTAAGAATAACGTCGGGATCACTAGTAGTATAGGGTGAGGTTTCTATTTCTTTATTGATTTTTTCCATTGTATCTACAGAAACCTTACCTGCCAGTAAGGAAACTACAATACATTTTGCCAACTCTCTCTTAATTGTTTGACCTGGAACAGAATACATTAATTCATTTAATTTCTTAGCTTCATCTAGTCTTGTTATATCTGTCTTTAAACTATATCGGTCGGGGTATTTTATTACCGGAATTTTACGTCTAGATGTATTCTTTTCTTCATAAGAGGCCCAATGTTCAGAAATTTGTCTCTCACTATTCTCTAGAATCATCCCAATAAAAGATAATCCTGCTTCTAACCCCTGATTATCCATATCTTTTGCTTCGGCAGAAATGGACCGTCCGACTTTATTTGCCACAGCTAGATTAACTAACTTTCTAATATCATCTTCTAATTTTTCTTGTAATTTAATAGAAGCTAATAAAGGTTCTGAAGACGGATAAATAAATCCAGGTCTTTCAGCCCTTAAATCATACTTAATACCTACTGTTGAACCCACTTGACGTTCTACTGGTGCGCTAGGTTGTCCACCTGTTGTGGCTGTACCATCTGTGGTCATAGCATGTTTTAAGTGGTCCCCTACTGCTCGAAGATCAGATTGTTCAGTATAAATAGGGACATTAGCTTTCAATGCATATGCAATATCGCTAGAACCTAAATTTAATAATGCAATTTGATGCTTACAAACATCCTTAAGTACACTGTCTCCAATATCTAACATTGTAAAGGGTATCTTGTCCAAATCTAATTGTATTGGATCAACAACAGCTAATTCAACATTGTCAGGGGTTATTGGTACTCCATTACTATTAAAAAATTGTACCTTTGCCTTACCATCTATTGGGCACATAAAAACAAACCGATACCGATCATAACTACCTTGAGGTAAGTCTACTGGTAATTGGTCACTGAATTCACTTAAATCTCCATAATCCACACAATGATCGCGTAATAGAATAGCTTGAAATTCTGAGGTTTGATCTGGTCGGCTGTATGTCCAAGATAAAATATCTTCAACCGAATACAGATAGACATAGGGCCTAATATTACCTACGTCTGCTAGGGTATATGCCTGTATCATTGGCATATCGACATAAACACCAACACGACCCATTACAAGTAGTTCAGTTAAAACATCATAACCCATGAAGGATGACATTGTTGAACCACGTAAATCTACTCCACCATTTTTACCTTCGGTAGCAGTATGATATGTTAAGCTACCATCACGTCGTAATACATCCCGCATTCTTTGAAAAATTGAATTTCGTATATCATTAACAGCCGCTTTTGCAAAAGCAGGGATGGGGGTTATATTTCTACGTAAATTGAAATCATATTCTGATTCTCGGGCTGTGAATTTTTGTAAATAGGTATTTGTGTAATCGTCTCCACCATTGTATGTAGCACGCCATAAATCCCAGAAAGCCGAATCCCGGTAATAATTAGGCGAACGATAATCAATTAATAATTTTTGCGGAATTGACATATTTACTTACCTTTTAAATATCTAGCAGCTTTTTGGCAATTCTTGTAGTTATCAAGAAAATAACCAATGGCAACATTACACCGTGGACACAATAAACCTCGTACAACTCCGGTTATATGATTATGGTCAACGCAAAAATAATTCTTCGGACTAGGATCAATAGTACCGCAAATTGCACATTTACCACCTTGTTTTACCAACAGATTATTATACTCAATAACCGTAATGTGATAATGTCGTTTTAACTCCATCGCACGCAGCTTATCAGGATTCTTATATCGCCAATTGCGAGCCTTATTAGTTCTACATTTGTTACAATAATTGCGTCGATAAGCTTTATTTCTCTTTGAATCAAATACAATTTTGTACTTATCCAATGGTAAATTTTTCTTACAAACAGAACATTTTTTCATATTTATTTACCTTTAGAGAAAAGATTTGACGGGCTGGTTTTGCACGTAACTTGCCGCTAATGGTAAAGCTATTTCACTATAAGTCAAGGCATGAGCAAAGTGGTCCGGTCCAGTGTCGGTATAACTTGCAGTATAATTTCCTTGATTATCTTTTTCATAGATGCGTACTGGTGATTTAATTTGTTCTCTAAATAATCGACTCACATCAGCAGGTAATAGGATTTTTTTAGTATGAAAACGACCTAAAGCTGCATCTATCCATGACGTTCTATCTACTGTTGCAGTAGGTGTTCCCAATTCATCTTCATTGATAGTGATTTCTTTACCAGTCCTGCCCGCACGATAGTTACAGAGCGTAATGTAGCCTGGAAATCTTCTTGCAAACCTTCTCGCATCTGTTGTAAAAGGCATTGCATCTATAACACAAGCCAAAACCTGCCACTCACGCATTAAATAATCTAGTCTCTCAAACTCTGAACCTAAGATAGTCCCTTCCCAAAGTAACTTTCCAGTGGCGGCAGCATTTATATCACGACCCATTGTTTCTATAAACCATTCTACTACAACGATATGACAGGTCTTACCCACGTCAATACCCATTGTAATTAATCTTTCGCCACCAACTCGGGGAGGATTTTCACCTTTTGTATAACTTCTTAAACATTCGTCTATTAAATCGTCGGTTACTTTAGCACCATCACCAATATACGGCATACCTAATTTGGAATTGTAAAATTCGGTAGCTGCCGCTTCATCCCCCAAACCTCTAAAATGTGCTATTACTAACTCACCTGCTGTAACAGTATATGAATACATCTGATTAATGTAGAAACTACGGTGATCTGGATTACAGGTATTAGACTGTGGAATCCAAATTCCTGTACTTAAGAATTGAGGTTTTTCATTTTGTTCAATTCTACCACCACATTCTTTACATTTTAGATAGGATTCTAAACACCGTGGATCAGTAACCGACTCTCCTATGATTTCTACACAATCGGGCCACACAAATTCAGTAGATTTATTACATCGAGGACATTTAAAAATCCAATGTTCCTGAGTGCCCTGCATGAATAATTTATGTATACCTTTATTAGGTATCTTAGGGGTGGAAATAGCCCATACATTCTTTTCTCTTTGACCGCTTAAACGTTCTAATGCCAACCATATTTGGTCCTGATCCATTTCATCTAGTTCATCGAGAATTAAGGTTGAAACTGGAATAGACTTTAAGTTGCTGTCTCCACGGCTACCTCGAATATATAAATTAACACCACCTGCTTGTTTTAAACTAATAGTGTTTGTATCAGTAAAAATAGAATTCAAATAATTACTGTTTAATAACGCGGATTTAAATCTTGATTTTGAAAAATCGGCAGCATTGATTGCCGTTGGTAATACATAAAGAACGTCACGTCTTAGTATGTCAATTGTATAGAATGCTCTATTTATTGCAACTTCTGTGATTCCTAATTGTGCCCCCTTCATCGTGGAATTAAAAGGAGACACAGAATCACTAATTTCTCGGCACCAAGGATGATATGTATATCTATATGGACCTGGAAATGGTTCACCCATCATACGTCTATATTCAGACCAACGAGAACAGGTTGTTAAGACCTGACTCTTTAATCCAGCAGCTAAAGCTTCTTTAAAGACGTTTGCTAGATCACTCATTTAATCTGCAGGTTGATCGGGGCTAACCTGTAAAAATAACGGTATAAGACTCAGTAACAATTTTATAATTGTAACCCAATTTTCTTTCAGCCATTGAAATATAGCGGGCCAATTTATTCCCTTAGTATGCTTTTTAGCACATTTTTCAGCCTCAGAGATTAGATTTACCTTCTCTCCTTTTGCATTAGCACGATTTGGTCGCACATAAGCGTCCCATAGTATATCAAATTGCTGCTGAGTAATACGACCTTCTTTACGACTTTCTAATAAAGCACGGCGGTATAAGGGTCTAAATTTAAACATATCCATCCTCAATTAAAACATTCGTAAAATTGGCCAAAGTAAAATAGCTATTAAAGTTGCTACCCAAACTAGTGGATTTTTCCAATTTGCACTACTACTACTATTATATGTATCAGTGCATACGTAATAGACACCTGCACCAATATATAATGTTATTAAAGTACAAATAACTGATAATAAAATTATCCACCACATTTTATTTTTTCTTTAAGATTCGTCTCAAAAAATTTCTAATTGGTTGTTTATTTTCTGGTGTAACTGTCTCTTCGACTTTTTCTTCTTGTTTTTTAAAAACATCTAATAAAATCAAAACTAGAGCGTTCAATTTATTTGGCCAATCTATTGACTTACGAGCGTAGATTGCAAGCAATAATGACCTTAACCAAACAACAAATCTACGCCATAAAATTACCATAAATCATAATTTTGTCTAGGATATCCAGCATAGGAACTTAATGCAATGGTATCACCTTGTTTACACATTCTATCAATAACCTTGGCGTCAGCCCAAAAACTACCAAGAGGTTGATTTAATTTAGTACCACCCTCAACCCAATCTGAGCCCCAAGAATTAATAATACAACCACCCGGTCTATTACAAGCTTCATCTATACCTGCCAGTAACAATGCATGATTCCATGAACCACCCGGAGGTAGAAAACCATCCTTATCTCTTCCACGTCGGGTATTAAAACCTTGATTGCTACAAAGTATTACAGGATAACCATTAAAAATACAATCCCTTGCTTCTTCCCAACTTTGGACTAAAGCGGCCCAACCGATTGGATGTAATTTACATAAAGGTTCCAATTCATTTGGAACTCCACTATTTCCAAGTTGTCTAGCAACTCTACCACTATATTGTGTAAAGTCCCAGTTTAAATATTTCTGGCGTAATAAGACACCATATTTCTTTAAGAAACCTGCCGCCGTATAACCATCCATCCCTTCTCCATAACGTTGGTTATACATATCTCGACCTATTTCAATACGACCTCCAGCATATATAATTTCTGTAGCAGATTCGGCTACCCATCTTTGGGGAGAATCACGTTTGACAATTTGCACCGCAGTTAAAACATCGACACCTAAACCATAAGCATGACTCACACAATCCCCAATCTCCTGAGTATGAGGTTTGAAGGGACTACCCATAACCTTTTCTAAAAAAGGCCAGAGTATTGCTTGTTTTCCTGCTCCTGTGCCTCTTATATCAGAATCCATTTCATTTAGAAAGGGGTGTGGCACACTTTTAATAAAATGTTTCCGACTTTCTAGGTTTCTAATCCAGCCACAATTAATTGCAGTATTTTCTTTAGCTTGTATGGCTAATTCTTGTGAAAATGTAGCTGCTTTACTTTTTGTCGGTTGAAGAATATTATCACCGAATAAAAATCCCGCACCAGTTATAGCAGATAACTTCAAAAAATCCCTGCGGTCCATGTTTAGGTCTCACTTTATTACTTGGCTACAAGATTTAAACCTTCAGCAATTTGCTTCCATATTGTTGCGTGCTGTTCAGCGGTTACAAGTAACCCTAATTCAGCTTGAGACTTCATTTCTTTTTGTAATGCTTCTAAGAATGGCAACCAAGAGGTTAAATTATTTCCTAAAGCACTTCTATTAGCTATTTTTTGTGCTTCTACAATTTGTTCCGCAGTTGTTAATTGCCCACCTTGAATTTGCTGTAAAACGGATGTAAAACCTCCAGCTAATTTACCTGCTTCAGCTTTTTTATTAGGTGAATTGACTAATTTAGTGAAATCAACTACCTTACCTGTGAATCCAGTCGCAGGATTTACTGGACTAGGAGGAACGGGTGCAGGATTGGGCACAACGTCTCCAACTTTTACTGTAAACGTCTTTACATCCACGTCATTATCATTGGCACATGCTACAATAAAAATATACTCACCAGCGGTACCTGTAGAAAATACAGCTTTTCTACCATCATCATAAGTAACAAATTCTGTATTAGGTGGTAAAACTTTCCATTTAAAAGTCTTTCCAGTAGATTTTGTTACATCTAATTTAGCCAATTGACCAATTTTTATCTCAGTTGGACCTTCAATAACAATATCAGCTTTGGCATTTACAATAGGTCCAGGTGTTAAGTTATCATAAACATCAGGTCTGATTCGGTGGCTATATTTATCATAACCCAAGTAACCAACCAGACTAATAAGTAGTATCAGTAAAAATACTACTACTCCCTTAGAATTAACTTTGTCTAACATTTCTCTCTCCCCTTAATTTTATAACTCAGCGTCCCAAGCCCAATAAAAATTTACAGTCCAACCGGCAGTTGTAGGAAGTGTACCGGAACCTGAAACTAATCCCATAGTTGTATTATTAGTATAAACTGAAAAAGCCCTATCATATTGATAGGCGTTTGATGTGTCATAAACAGCACAATATCCTACAGCACCACTATTTGCAGAATAAACATAAAAAGCTGTCCCTGCAATTCTTTTTGTAACCTTTGCTGTTATCACACTATTATAAACAGTCCACGAATTCAAAATAATAGATTTATAAAAACAAGATGTATCAACTGATCCTGGTGCTACATCAACAGCACAACTTTTTTCATAGTACCTCTGACACAGTGACAACTCTAATCCAGGATTACGTTCAATCCAGGCAGGTGCAAATGATCCGTAATATAGACCAGCTTGTGTTGCTTCCAATGTCACACTTGATGCAACGGAACTTTCCTCCCAAAATAATACAGATAAATTATTACAAGATGAACTAACTGTTCCACTAACAATGAGTTGACCCCAAGCACCGGCTGTTAAAGCAACAGAACTAACAGCAACAACAGTTGTGGTTGTATTAATAAAGAAATTACCGGTGGTATAATTAGTGCTACTCCAATTATTCACTACGTCTTTTGTTGGTGAATCTAAAGTGCCCGTCCATTCAACAATAGCGCCTCGGATTGTTTGATTATTAGAGCTACTTAATTGCACGGCAAATGTTACCGTTTGATTTCTTAACGCAACTGAAATATCTCCTTCTAACACCTGCAATAAACCAATTTGTCTATTTGTACCATTGGGTGTATGCTTTATTGATACAGCCGAAGCAGAAGAAATTCCAGTCGGGGTAACTCTCGATACTTGAGTAGAGCCACCCGACTCTCCAGAAGTCAAACATACCCATCTATCTGGACCATACAACCCATCAGCAAGTATACTAGTCGAAGGGCCACCCCTTTGAAAATATAGAAAGGACCCATTAATTAACCAATTATTATCACTTGCACCGCTCGGACCTGAAGGACCTGAAGGACCTGATGGACCTGACGGACCTGATGGACCTGATGGACCTGATGGACCTGATGGACCTGATGGCCCACTTGGACCTGATGGACCTTTAGGACCAGATGGACCACTTGGACCGCTAGGACCAGTCGAACCAACACCATTAGCTCCTGACGGACCACTTGGACCGCTAGGACCTGATGGACCACTTGGACCCTTCGCGCCACTAGGAC